GTCAGTTAGCCTCCACACCAAAACTTCGCCCTTAGAGGTAATAAACGCTAAATAATCATCCATGCCATAGCCAGCATCTAGCGTCCAAGTCATGCCCGCCACTAAATAGCCACCCATTTGGACTAGGGAAGACATATCCAAAACAGTAGCTGCGCCTGCAATAGCGTTAATCGGTAAGTACCATGATTTCAGCGTTTGGTCTTGGATTAACCAAATGCGGTTTTTAAATAGGTTGATGTTTGAGCACAGGGAAGTATTGACCCCAGTAATGTCGTACCCTGCCCCGTCTCCGTCTTTATGCCAAGCAGAGCCATCGTAACTGCGGAGTTTGTCAGCACCATTGACCATCATCAGGTATGAACCGCCCGTGTTGGTGAAGTTCACAGACTGCCACTTAGCATTTGTCAGGCTTGATAAATCAGGCGAACCCACCGCGCCTGAGTTAGTGATGTTGTAGACATACTGCCCCACAGCAGCGAACAGTTTGTCAGCAGAACCCGAGGCGTAGGTCATCACAGACTCAACTTGACCCGTCATGCCTGTGGCGTGTTTTGTGTAGCCGTTTCTCAAGATGACCGAGTTCGTCCCAGGCCACCAATTCGTCAGCGTCACCGCATCCTCAACCGCCATTGACCCTAGCGAATCCCGAGCATTCCACCCACCAATGGGGGCAGGCACAGTAATCGTGGTTGCGCTTTGTGTTTTTAACTTAGCGTATTTGGCAAATTGTTTAAGCATTATTTGCTTTTATTCTCAGGCTTTGCAGTCTTTGCAGCTTGCTTGAAGTCTTTAGCAGATGGTGCGCCCTCTGTGCCAGGCTTTCTCATCCTCTCGCCCGAGCCTGCGGCTATCCTCTCCCTCTTTGCTTGGATATTTGCATAAAGTCCGTCTAATTTCATAATGCCTCCTGTTAAACGCTAGGCCAGTTGCCGTCTTGCACAGACCAAGGCCCGACCAATTGGTTCATGCCTACTGGTGCTAGAGACATGGATGGAACTGGTACATCTTGAGCCTTTGTGTAACTCAATGCCCGTGTGAATTCTCCCAACTCAATGCCGTAATCTAGTTTCTTGGCTTTTAGGAAGTAGAACTTTAGCCCTGCCATCATCAGGTCATCAGGGAAAACACAAGTGTCCGAGTCGGCTGTAAATTCTTTTTTTGTGCCTTCAGACGAACCCGTGGCACACACCCAGTAGTTCGACACATACTCAAAAGAGAAGTTGTAAACAGTCGTGAGGGCTTGGAATATGCGGAATTTGCCGTTGTATATCCGATAACGCTCACGAGGGCCAATCGAGATAATGCCACCCTGTAAGAACTGCCAATCCTGAGATGACTTAGTTCCAAGGTTGCGCCAATGGTCTGTTCTATCCCAGTTGGTGTCTGAGATCATCCTGTCGTAGCCACTAGGCAAGTCGTAATCTTGTTTGGCAAAGGTCATGGAGACCGATGCGGTTGAGGTTGTTACAGGCGCGTTTAGCGTGACTTGACTGCCACTATCAATCGTCAAAATCTCAGCATAAGGGGTTTGTCCCGTCCCCGTGATCACATTCCCAACCTGTAAGCCAGCAGTATTGGGGATGTTGGTGATAACTGATGAGTTTGCGGTGATGTTTCCCGTTGTGGAGATCGCGTTCTGGGTTTGCCAGATGTAGGCTTTAACTAACTTTTGCCACTCATACTCCCTTACCAAATCTTTTCCAAGTCTTTGGCATAGGGCTAGAAGTTGGATGGTCTGGTTGTTTGTCGAACCCACTACTAGAGGCGGTTGGGTTAGTCCAAGTTCTGCCGAGACCTGATCAACCAACTCTAATAGGGTATAGGACATTTACTCCACCATTTCTTTTTTCGGTCTGCCAGATTTTTTAGCAGATAACTGATTAACCAATTCCCTCAATTGTGCCATTTCTTCCTCTTGTTGTGCGAGTTTGGCATCGGTTTCGGCACGAATTTTATCGAATACTGCGGAATCTTTAGCCGCGGCTATAAACGCCCGAGCCTTGTCCCGTAGGTCATTAAAGCCCATGATCTTGTTGCCCACGCTGTCTGCAAGTTGTGCAAACTGGTCAATCGTGAATATGTTTAGGGCTTTGAACTCAGCCTTTTGGGTCTCGCTGATCACTGTCCACACATCAATCGGAGTACCAGAAACCTTCTGTTCTTTTTTTTGCTCAAACCGCGCCCACTCGATTGGGTGAGCGTCAATGTCTTCCTCACGCATTGGGCGGTCAACCACCAAAGTGGAGTCCCCAGGCACTAATTTCTTCAAAAATATCTTTTCCTCAAAGATTGGACGCTTTTCGGTCATCGTTTTGAAGTTATTTTGCACTTGCACAGTATGAAAAAACACCGCCATCTTGCCTCGGTTGTCTTCCATAAAACTATCATTTGTCCAGTTTGCGTCTTGCATATTAAGTCCTTTGTTTAAGAATTTTGGCAGTTTCCTGCATCAGCCCATCACCATGAAATATAACCTCTGCGTCTTGAGTCTCCAAGAACTTTTCCATCTCTATCGCGGCTTGCACCATCTGCTTAGTGGTTTGGAATGCCCTTTCACCCGCTTGGACTAGGATTTTTTCCTGTTCCTTGCCCAAGTGCTCGCCTGCGTGTCTGCTCTCGGTAAAACTGTTGTCCATCCCGTAGATGTTGAACTTTCTGTACCCGAGAGCCGCGCACACATTCATTGCTCTCATCCCAACAGACGAACCCCCACCAAATAGGCTCTCCATCCCCTCGGGGTGGTTGTCTGCTACCCACGCCACAGTCTCTAGATCGTCTCCATTGACCAGATGCCATATCTTGACCTGATGCCTCTTTAAAGCCTCAAAATAGGTCGGATGACATACCGATGCCAATAGGTACTTTGTAGCCTTCTGGGGCTTTTTCAACATCCTCGCCTTGTGTTCTCTGGGGTCACAGTCAATGTGCCAATCAGGAGTTACCCCTTTGTCCACTAGGAAGTCATGCGCCCCTGATACTGTGACCATTGGGCGTTTGATGGTTTTCCAAGTGTCTAGGAGGCTCGGGCCATAACAGACGATAGACACCCACCGATCATTGAATTTGCCTCGCTTTTTCAACAATGGGAGGTGTATTGACTTCTCCATCTGGTTGTGCCTTTCGGCATTACTCATAACGCCTTTAAGCATTCAACCCTCATGTCTCTAAATGGAAAATGGTAGTTTGGCTCACAGAATTTGATCTCTGTCATACCCACAGATTCAAGCATATCTTGTAAGGGACGCTGAAACCAACCCCACTTGTGGGTCATTGGGATGCTCTTGTGCTTGGGGTCACCATATAACGCCATAAGGGTCATAAAGGGCTGTAATGGCTCTTTGTTGATGACGCAGTTGGTTACATAAGCAAACACCTTGTCCATACAGGGCATTTCGAGAATCATCTTACCGCCTGGCTTTAGGACTCGTTTCCACTCTGTCAAGACTTCAGCGACTTCCCACTCGTAAAAGTGCTCTAGCACATGAATGGCGGCTACCGCATCCGCGCTGTCTGAGGCAATTTCTAGTTTTCTAAGATCGCACTTGAGGTCTGCAATATCTGAATGGAGGTCAACATTTATCCATCCGTCCCATTTTTTATTACCGCATCCGAGGTTATACGCAGTTTCGTAAGTGTCTTCCACTTGTCGATCAGTATTTGAGGCGTAAATTCTTCCGTTACGAACTTCTGCGCCTTTGATATGAGGGTGTTCATGTCCTGTGTCTGTGTCCATTTAATTCCTTCTAGGATGTTGCCTACATAAATATGGGGTATTCCAAGGTCTCTTTCGCTGACCACAAAACACCCTTGTCGGATTGCCTCAATCGCCCTGTTGGGACTTTTATATTCTGCTGTCGCAGGCATTAAGACAATATCTGCTCTCGCAAATTCTTCTAGCATGGTCTCATGCGACCAAGGAATAGCACCGCCAAAGTTGGACACCACCCGTAGGTTATAGCCCTCTAGGTCTGGCAATATGCGCTCTAAACTGTGTTTGTTGACTGCGTGACCATACCAAAGGAGGTTTAGCCCGTTGTAGTGCGGTTT